AAAAAGATGTGTTTTGTTCTTGTTTGCATGGTCTTGGATTAGGTTTACTAGGGGAATCCTAAGGGGTATAATTCGTGGAGTTAAGTTTAACAGATTTGGTTGTGAAAGGAAAAGAAAAGAGGACCACTTAGGGTCCCCTTTAGAAAGTTATTTAGTGTGGTTGCAATGGTACGCCTAGGATCATGCCCCAGTGCTTCCGTACCACTGTCTCCAATCACTCCAACCAAGTGAGTATCTTTCACGGGCTTTGTAGCGCATGTTACCGGTATCAAAGTCTCCCTCTTGGCCTTGCGAAAGGGCAACGCGTTCGAAGTATTTGGTACCGTTAGGAGCATCCGTACGGATAAACCAAGCGTCAGGATCGGTAAAGCGGTTGTTAACGTAGCCACCTTTACGGAACATTCCCATGTTTTTCAGTGCATTGATGTCGTTGACGTTCGTTACACCGGTTGTCGAGTTGGTAGCCGTGGTCGTAGACAAGCTAGATTTAAGGATACGTTCCAAGATGAACATGTTGAAAGGCGCGATGTGAATGGACTCGGCTTTGGTGTTAATCAAAACACCTCTTTCATCTTTGAAAGCAGCGATGTCAATAATAGCTGTCTCAAGAGACGTTTCAGAGATATCCGCGTGGTTCACAGGGCGGTTCGTTTGGTTACCCGTAAGAGTTGGGTGAACATCCGTGATCAAACAAGCACCATCACCACCCAAATAGGAAGTAGAAAAGGCGTTGTTAAAGATATCCGCAGCGCGTTGTTGTTTGGTAACAGCCAAGGCACGACCCAAAGCTTTCGCTTTCATACGGGAGGTTTCAGCGTAAAGGTTATCCTCTACGGCTTCTTCGGTGATCGAAAACCCTAGAGCAATCGTCGTGTGAGTATACGTTGCCGTGTAGGTTTCTTTCATGTCGTCGTAGAAAATGCTTTGACCTTCGAATTTCTCAGGGGCAGTTCCCAGACCGGTAAACATCACTTCTTGTTCAAAAGATCTGTTAGATTTTTCTTTGTCAAAAAGAACAGTGTGCTGATTTTCAATGCTTCCGTAGGCTGTCCCGAAGATAGCGTTTAGACCAGGAATCAGCTGCTTGCTTATCTGACCGCGTGTAATAGTCATAGTAGTTTATTTTCCGCTAGATACTAAAGTTCTTGAACTGAGCCGAAACGGGCCAGTTTAACTTCAACAGCAATAGGGCCTTGACCCCAAGCTACGTTTTGAGTGCCGTACAGTCCGAGAACCGTAACCATGTAACCACCGGAAGTACCAGCCGAAGCCACACCGTCGATAACACATTGAGAGCGTCCGTTAACGACAGAGCCGATAGCCGACATTTTATACGTACGACCTACAGCGGAGACCTGAAGGACAGCTGAGGTAGCAGTACGGACAATGTAAGTGTTGTCTTCGTCGTCGTAAACTTTACCGTAAACGCGGGCTTCACCGTTAAGAACGGGAACTCCACCTTTAGAAGATGTACCGGCTACGAAGTCTTTCGTGAACTGAAGTTGACCCGTAACTGGGTCTACGTACTGGCAACCACCGAAAACGCCGTAGCAGTTTTTTGCGTTCGTGGCGATTACAATGTAACCTGCGGATAGTGCAACTGGATCACCTTCACCAATAGCTGTGGCGTATCCATTACGAATCGGGTAGGTGTTAAATCCACACGAGTTGTACTGGCTTCCGAGCTTACGGGCGGGGGTGAATCCTTTTTGAATGTCTATGAAAGGCATAGTTTAAAGTTTCCCTTTTTATTTTATTTAAAGTACAAAAAGGCAAACATTCGCCTCTTTAGTTACTAATCTCCGAAATCTATTTCTCGGGTCTTAGTTGGTTGATCGCGGGTGGTTTTATAGTCACCTTTGAAATTGTGTTTACGAAGGTCGTCAACCAAAGCACGGCTGCGGTTCCTCGTTTCATTTTCCAGGTAAGCCCTTTTCTTAGCTTTATGCGAAAGGGAGACCTTGGCTAAAACCAGATCCCCTACGGAGATTAGGTCTTTATGCTTATCGACTTCACTGGCGAAAAATCCCGCTAGGGATGTGTTCATCTCAGGAACGTCTTCTTTAACCAGAAACGTATATTTGTCTGCCTCTTTTCGTTTGATGTTGTTAACATCCAACTCGCCGTTATTCACGTAAACGCGAACCCATTGGAGATCATAACCCTGTCTTTTAAACCTATCGATGGCTGTCTGTGGAATATCCAAAGAACCAGGCGGTTTGTAAGTTTCATCCAGATCTTCTGGAACGGGTGACTCTAGGGCCAATTCGGCTTCAATAGCAGGACTAATATCTTTAATCCTCATTTCTTGTTTCGGTTTGTAGTCTTTGGTCATTTTGCTTTTAATCCTTAAATATCTTTACGTAAGAGGAGCCTTGCTTTTCAGCGATTTCCAATTTTCTTTTTTCTTTTGCGTAGTCCAAATACGAAACTCCCATGAGGTCCGCTAAGGATTTTTCTTCAGCACTAAGTGTGATTTTATTGGAAGGTGGGGCTTTACGAGAAGAGGATCGGCTGGTGCCTAAGACTTTCTGCGAAATCTTTTTCTTTTGAGTGTTTTTAACGTCACCGCTCTTTGACGAAGTTTCTTCTTCTTCGGAGTCTAGATCATCTTCCTTGTCTTTCGCAAGTCCTAGCTTAATTAATCTTTTGTCTATCAAATCATAAAACTCTTTTGACTCTGGGTCGTAGCCTTTACGGATCAAACTTTCGTTGTAAATTTTAACTTCTTGGATACGCTCTATGTCGTCACGACCTTCAGGGTCTAAAAACCAGGAGTTGTTTTTAATCCAGGTTTGCGTAGCTTTTGGGGCATTTTCAAGTTTAGGTTGCTTTTGAACAACAACCTCTTCCTCTTCTTCCTCTTCAGGTTCCAGAATAGGATCTGGTTTCCAGCTGTCGAGGGCTTTCAAAGCCAACTGAGCGTCACCCAGTTTGGCAGTAAGTTCAACAATCGCTTCAGAGTTGTCTTCTTCGTGAGCCTTTGTTAGTTGCTTTTTGGTAGCCTCTAGGATTGCCGCATAGGAGACCTTCTGGGATTCCACGGTGTTCTTAAGGGTTTCCTGTTTGTCTTTTTTAGCTTTAAAGAGTTCTTGTTTCTGATCTTTTAAAGCTTTAACCAAAGCTGCCCGCGCTTTTTCAGCCTCTTCGGCTCTACGCTCAGCCTCTTTTGCTTTGGCGTTTAACTCCCGTATGCGCTCGTTGGCGCGGGATTTTTTAGGAACGGCGGGTTCTTCGTCCTCTTCTTCATCGTTCGTGCTGAAACTGATTTCGTCATCGGTTTTACCGGTGTCTTCTTGGTCAGTATCTTCGTCCTCATCATCTTCTTCTTCGAGACCTTCAAGTTCAAGATCTTCGTCGTCTTCCAAATCGTCTGTTTTTAAGTTTTTATAGTCGTCTGGGTTAATAGGTGTCCATTTAGTCATTTTTCGCTGTTAACGCTGTACAGTGGCGGGGTAGTGTTTAGGAGTTCGGAACCACTCCTATGTTGAATTTGGGGTCAATAGTCGCAGGATCGTCAATGACTGCCAGGACCCGATCACAGGCAATCAAAAGAACCGGAACACCCCGTAGGAGTATTTTGGTTCCAGAATTTTTAGGGAGTAAAACGTAGTCGCCAGGTTTACACCAAGCAACACCCTTAAAGGCTTCTTGTGTGTAAGCCATGGGGCCCACAGCTAAAACCAAAGCTACGTTATTCAAATAAGCCACGTCATCTCTGGCTTCGTCCGGCAAGATAATGCCACCTTTGGTTTTTTCGTCTACTTTCGTAGGTTGAACCAAAATGTTCCAACCCTGTAGGTTAAACCCCGAGAAATCTACAGGGCCTTCACTCATTTTCGTTTTAGTTTCGTCTAGAATTGTTAAAGTCTTCATCGGCTTCGTCTTCGTTACGATACAACTTGTCGTAGATCTCGTTGAAAATCTCCAAAGATTCCTCTAGGGTCACCACGTAGACACAAGCTTTTTTATAAGCCAACTCATCAAAGTGACCTTTGCAAATAAGGTCTTTGTGATCGTTGATCCTCGTGGTCAGTTCTTTGATAAAAATCTTTTTTAGTTGTTCATTCATCCAGCTGAATAGTTTATTCGCTTTAATATGTAAAGTCAAAACTTTTATTCTTTAGTTTTTGGTTTCTCGGTTTTGGCTTTAGCAGTTCTGTCTTTCTCCTTAGACGCAACATCGATAGCTTTTGAAACAAAGTCAGACATCTGTTTCATTTGAGCTTGCGTTTGCTGGGTTTCCGCTTGCATAGCCGCAACAACCAATTTGTTTTCTTCGGCTTGCTGCTTGAGAGCCAGCTCCATGGATTTCAAGGTGCGCTCGAAAAGACTTTCTTGCATTTCAAGTTGTAGCTTTCTACCTTCGTTTTGAGCCCGCATGACTTCAGCATCAGCCAGTTTATTCTTGGCACCGTCCACACCTTGGGCTTCCAGCTCGGCCAGTCTTTGGTTTGTTTGAGCGATCTTCTGAGCGGCTTGACCGACAATTTGTTCGTTCATTTGCTGGTTAGGATCGCCGCCAGCGATGGTGCCGCTAATGCTTTCTTGGAACTTCAAGATAACGTGCTCTTGAATGTTCGCTTGGATTATCGGAATAATAGCTTGCATAAAAGGTGAGCCACCGCTTTGGGGATCTTGTAAGAAAGCCGACTTCACTTGGATGTGACTGTCGTGATCCTGTCCAGGGAAAGCCTTTATAGGTTTACCTTGCTGGGCCGCTAAAAGATCTGAAATAGGATCTTGCTCTTGAGGTTGCTCGGGGTCAGGTAGGAAAAGAGTTATCTTTTGTGTATCTACACCCAAGGACTCGTAGTATTCCTTTGTCACGGCCCTGATGTCGTGGATCTGCGGGGTTTGCATAGCCGCCGTGTAGATGGCTTGTGCCTGTGTCATACGCTGCGCCTGAGACGAGATGTTGGGGTCTGACTGTGGAACCACGTCAACTCTACCGTCATAGTCACTCTTTTGGATCTCAAAAGTGTCACCTACAACGTCAAACTCTTCGACTTCACCCAGATACTCGTAGTTGATACGTGCCAGGATCTTGAACTCTTCCTTTTGGGCTTTGTGAAGACGCTTGTGAACCCCGGAGAAAAACTTGGAAGAAGCCTCTAAAAGAGCCATCGTGGTTCCTACAGGGCCGTAGTTCGTAGAGTCGGCAATCATTTGCTCGGCTGTATCAGCAAACTTCTGGGCGCGTTCTTCGACAAACTGGTACATCTGCAAAAGTGTAACCGAGGGTTCTTTGAAAGGCATAAGCTTGAAAGCTTTGTCCAGATCCAGACCACCACACTCAACTTCTTTAAACTGTCCAGGTCCTAAAGGTCCATCGTCACGAAGTCTGAGGCGTTTGTCTACAAACCCTGCGTTTAGGTTGGCAAACATACCAGAATCAATAAGGGCCCTCATGGTCGAAGTTAGGGTCATCTGCAGGTTTCCCAAGAGGTGAATGTACCCGAGCCCATAGAAGCCCATACCAGGAACAAATTTATAGTGCGTGAAAACTTGCAACCTTTCTTTTTTCAGGTCTTCCTCAGCCCAGCCTCGGCGGATGGCCAGAACTGTTTGCGTTTCTCTTTCAAAAGTCAAAATGTAAGGTAAGGCTAAACCGTCAGGATCTGCAAATCTACCGGGGAGATCCAGATATGTGTGCTGTTCCACAAGTGTGTAAACCCTGTCGGCATCCGAGGGGTTGAAGCCCATGATGTCGTCAACCGCTTGGGTCAAATCACCTTCATCTCCGTAGCCCACGGGGGCTCCCAGATCGACATCTTTGTAGACACCTTGTACTTTCAACTTTTTAAGCTCGTCACCGTTGACAGACATCACATGTGAAAATGTGTGTGCGCTTTCCAGGTTTGTCGTCGTATAAGGAACGATCAGACTATCCACCGAAACATATTCCGAAGCTGGGCGCTTAAGAGCCGAGTCGTAGTAAGTCTTTTTAAAACAAGAACCGATAATAGGCAAAAAGAACAAAAGCGTTTCCTGTTCGTCAAAAAACTCCTTTATTTGCTCCATAACCTGGTAGTTCATGTGGGCTCTGACCCTTTGGGCCTGACTTTCTTTTTCAGGCGTGACTTTCCCTAGAACCTGTGTTTTCACGGGTCCTTTAGGGTTAAAGAGCTCTGTTGAAGCCTTTGCCTGGAACTTAACCGCAGACTCAAGGATGAGCGGGTGATGGGCGCTGCAAGCGCCAGGAAAGGGGTCGTTTGTTTCTTCGATACGGGTTCCTAAAAGGGATAAACCACCTTTGATGCCATCCAACCACTGCTTCCGAGAGCTCTCCGCATCGACCAGCTGCTCGTAACCATTAGCGGCGATGGCTTGGAGCTCTTGTTCATCCAGGAACTCCGCGATGTTCTCGTCAAAGTCAAAGTCACCTTCGGTGAAGGGGTCCTCACCTTCCTCGGTGTCCTGGGGTTCAAAGTCAAACTCCGTAGAGCCATCGTCAAACTCCGTAACTCCCACCGATTCATCAGGGGCATCAAAAGGTGTTTGCTCTGCCAAGGCAGAACCTAAAGGGTTTTTAGTCGTTATCAAAGGAATTTGTGTCCGCGTGTTTATAAACGGCCCGCTAAGGCAGACCAGTAAGTGCTTTGAGGTTTGGCGTTATTGTCTCGATCTTCGTCTTCTGGATCGGTGTAGTCGTATTTTTCGTGTCTGATTATACCGTTATCGCGCATCCAGATAACAGCCATCGATACGGTGTCGGTAAAGTCGTCATTTGCAGCGCTGGGAAAAGAACAAACTTCTTCCACCACGTCCACGGCCCAGTCCTTGTCCACAGGAACCCAGACCCTACCAGCCCGCATAAGGATACTTGCAGCTTGCAACCGCTCCTCTTTCTTTGCGCGGGGATCGTAAGGAATGCAAGGGAACCCTCGATTATACAACTCAGCCAAAAGCCCGATCCCTGACTGCTTCTTCTCTACAACAAAATAATCTGGGTTAAACCTGGCCCGTAAGTTTTCACATTTCTGACACAGCTCGTGAAAGTCCCACTTTCCCTTTTCGGCGTCCAAAAGAAGCAAACTGGGGACCCAGATGGTTCCTTCCGTCGTTTCCTTCGCAACGTGAAAAACTCCCCAGACTGTAACCGCTGAAAAGTCAGATCTCTCTGTCTCCTGATACGCGGTGTCCATCGAGACGATTATCTGGGAGACCTTAGGTTTTCCCTTGATCTCTTCGTCCCACCACTGCCAGTCCGTATGTTTGACAATGTTCCCATCTTGAGGGATGGGATTTTGCATATACAACGCCCACCACTTGTAAGGCTCGGTGGACATGTAGTTCGACTTTAACTCCTCAAGCTCTTCAATAGGCTTCCATTCGGGCCAATAGGATGTTCCCATCTCATACCAGCCTTCAGGATCTCCTGGACGCTTCAGCAGCTTTGACCCTGCCTCGTCCAAAATAGCTGGGACACAAACGATCTTCCAGGGCCGCTTGCTCTTGGCGTCCACCTTCAGGAGGAATCCTGAGGGGTCGTCCAGAACCCATCGTGTGTTAACCATCAGCTCGGCAGCTCCTGGTTGGCTCCGTGAGCGGATACCTGGGATGTAGTTGTTGTTGATCTTCGTACGCTCTGTCTTGGAGAAAGCCGTTTGTTCGGAAAGCATATCGTCGCAAATTATAAAATCCCCACCTCGACCAGCAATCCCTGTTCCGGCACCGGCGCAGAAGTAACCGCCACCGAGGGTCGTAAAGAACCGCTGGGCTGCTGAAGCCTTGGGGTCCAGCTGGGTTCTGGGGAAAATCGATTGGTATTCTTCGGTTGCCAAGAAGTTCTTTAAAGGTCTGCCAAACACATCGATGGCTGTTTGCACCGATCCGCCAATCAGCAGTACGCGGAACCGAGGGTTTCGCCCTAGGACCCACGCAGGGAACAGGATAGAACACAGGACGCTCTTCATCGATCTTGGGGGCAGGAAGACCTGTAGGCGCTCTGTACGCCTCTTGGGGTCCACGTAGCTCTCGTAAAGGCTCTGAAGATGATCACAGATGATCTCTATGTGTCGCCCTGTCTTAAACTTGTTGGGGATCACAACCTCAGCTGTGAGCTTTACAAACGTGTAGAAGTCAAACCTGGCCTCGTTGATTACCAGGTTTAAAAGAAAGTCACGAACCCTTTCCCTGATTATGGGCGGTACAGAGGATGTTTGCTCGGTCAAGAAGGACACGATCTTCGAACGCAAGCTCTTGAGCCTGAGGAGCTCCTCTGGTAGGGTTATGAGGTAATCAGCTACGTGGATACGCTCACCTTCGGTTAAAGAACTGTATTCGCTCTTTAAAAGGGATTCGACCAGCTGCTTTTGGGATGTTATAGTTTCCTGTGACAAAAAAAAGGGATCACCCTTAAAACAAGGGCTTCATTTACAATATGTAAAGTCTAAAGGGTTTTTTGTTCAAAAACAAGACAAAGTTAAAATCTTGTCAATAGGTAAACGAAAAAATATTTTTAACCCTTTCCTACCTCATGGGTTAATCTTAAGGGTAAACAGGTCCTTAAGTGAAAACAATGAGTTATCTACCTTTTAGGGTTTTCTTTAGATTTCTAAAGTGTGTTAAAAAGATCACTTACAAGAGTTTAAAGAAAATATTTTTCTTGACTTAAAGAGATCATAGTTTATACTAATATTTAGATCTCTCTCCCTTATGGTTTACCCTTATGAATTCTCAAAGGTAAAAAGGGTCAATAATAAGTTTAAACAATATGAGTTTTATCTCTCTTATGTTAATCCTTTTATGATTAAATCATTAATGATTAAACAATAACAGTTGTAGCCGCAAAAGATGACCTTTAAAGTTAATAACTGTTATAGATTATCCTTTT